CCGCTACGTTGTACGGCACTCAACTGCACGAGCAGGCCGAGTTCTATATCCGTGATGGCAGGGCGCTGGACAAGGGCTTCGAGTTCCTCAAGCCGGTGCTAGACAACCTAGTGGCCATGCCCGGGCGTAAGTTCTGCGAGTTGGAGATGGGGGTTAAGGAAACGCTGGAGCCTTGTGACTTTAACGACCCGGACTACTGGTGCCACGGTATTGCGGACTTGGTGATTGTAGACGACGACAACTTCACCGCACGGGTGTTCGACTACAAGAGCGGCAGTGACAAGTACCCCGACACCGATCAGCTCATGCTCATGTCGCTCATGATCTTCAAACACTTCCCCCACGTACGCACCATTACCGGGGGCCTGCTGTTCGTGCTCAAAGGCACGGTGTCGAAATACAAAGTGGAGCGCGATCAAGAAGCGGCGTTGTGGTGGCGCTGGCGTGAAAGAATTGCTAAACTAGACGCCTCGATATACCACAACGTGTGGAACCCCAAGCAATCGGGTCTTTGCCGAAAGCACTGCGAGGTACTGACGTGCACCTTTAATGGAAGAAGTTAAGTATGCCTAAATCATCCCCGGCCAAGCTGGCCTATCAGAAAAAATACAATGCCCGCCCGGACATCGTGAACCGCCGCGAAGACAACAACCTAGCTAGGGCGCAGATGATGCGCGCAGGCAAAGTGAAGAAGGGCGACGGCAAGGACGTGGCCCACAAAGTAGCGCTTGACAACGGGGGTTCTACCGACCCCAAGAATCTCAAGGTCGAGAGCGCCAAGAAGAATCGCGGCTGGCGTAAGACTTCCGGCTACAAAGTACCCACCACTAAGTAAGGTTTGCCACCCGCCACAAACGGGTGTATAGTAAGTTCTCTGTTCGACGAACGGCCCTTAAACAAGGCCCTCGTCGCGTACTGCTTTTGGAGAAAGAAAATGGCAATTGGTCTACGTGGCCCGATACGCTACGGGCGTCCGCTACCTGAAACAAACGTCGAGGCGTTGCTAGACATGTGGTGTACGAAGTTTGAAGACAAAACAATAGTGGTTGAGGACGTCTTCCGCGAAGGGGCCGAGCACCCCGACTGGATTGTTGAGCAGGTATTGAGAGCCTTGGCGCACATGCCCTGTCAAGCGAACGTGGTGTCAGACACGATGATGTGGACGCACCGCGACTTTTATATTTCTGCGCACGAATCTTTTGGCGAACAAGACCTGCGCATCTGCATCCGACCGATACCAAAAGGAGAAAGAAATTGAAGATCATTGAAAACAAAGCGCTGCAAATCCGCACGCGCAACCCGGACAAGTTCGCCATCATCCCCAAGCGGCATGTGCAGGAGATTCCCGGTGGGTACGAGGTGACGTTGTTCTGGGGCTTGGACGAGGTGCGCGTGCTGCGCAATCTAGGCGTGAAGAATGCACCATCCCCGGTAGAGCGTGATTACAAGTGGCCCGGGCGCTACCGCCCTATGTCACATCAAGTGGCCACCTCGGGGTTCTTGACGTTGCACCGCAGAGCCTTCGTGTTCAACGACCCGGGCACCGGAAAGTCACTGGCCGCACTGTGGGCCGCAGACTACCTTATGGCCCGCAAAGAGATTCGGCGCTGTCTCATCATCTGCCCCTTGTCCATCATGCATAGCGCTTGGCTTGGCGACCTCAACAACAGCATCATCCATCGTAGCGCGGCCATCGCCCACCACGCCAAAGCATCACGCCGGGTAGAGATCATTCAGGGTGACTACGAGTTCGTTATCATCAACTACGACGGGCTCAACCTCGTGGCCAACGAGATTATTGCCGACGGCAGGTTCGACTTGGTTATCGTTGACGAGGCCAACGGCTACAGCAACACCCAGACGCAGCGCTGGAAGTCACTGGCCAAGATACTCAAGCCCGACACGTTCCTGTGGATGATGACTGGCACACCCGCTGCACAGTCCCCGGTGAATGCGTTTGGTTTGGCTAAGCTGGTGAACCCCAGCGGTGTGCCCGCGTACATGACGGCATGGCGCGACAAGGTAATGAACAAGATCACGCAGTTCAAGTGGGCACCCAAGCACGATGCCAAAGACAAAGTGTTCGCCGCACTGCAGCCCGCAATCCGCTTCACCAAGGAACAGTGCCTTGACTTGCCGCCGGTTATCAAGATGACCCGTGAGGTGGCCATGACTGCGCAGCAGGCCAAGTACTATGAGCGTATCAAGAACGACATGCTGGTGGTGGCTGCAGGGCAGACGATCAGCGCCGTGAATAAGGCCGCTGTGGTCAACAAACTATTGCAGGTGAGCGCGGGTAGCGTCTACAGCGAAGACGGGGAAGTGGTCGAGTTCGATGCCACACCGCGCTTCAATCTGCTGCTGGAGATTTTGGAGGAGACCGACCGCAAGGTAATCATCTTCGCCATGTACCGCTCTAGCATCGACGCCATCGAGGCGTTCCTTACCAAAAAGGGCTACAAGGTAGGCGTAATTGACGGGCGGGTAACCGCCACAAACCGAGGCGCGTTGATTAACCAGTTCCAAAACACCCCCGACCCGCAGTTGCTGGTCATGCAGCCGCAAGCTACAGCCCACGGAATTACGCTTACCTCGGCAGATACTGTAGTGTTCTTTGGCCCTTTAATGAGCGTGGAGCTCTACAAACAAGCCATCGCCCGAGCCGACCGCAAGGGGCAGACCTCAGACAAAGTTACTGTGGTGCACATTCAGAGCAGCCCTATCGAGAAGAAAATGTTTGCTGCTATGGACGCCCGGGTTAGTGACCACGCACTTCTAACTGAGCTATTCGATGAAGAACTGGGGGTGAACAAATGACCTAGGGAAAACCCTGACACATTTATTTTTGTCCAGTTCTTGACAAAGGCCGAATCACCTGTATGATTCAACAAAACAAACGGAGAAAGAAATGACCACTGAAACTGAAGACGGCGTAGACATCGCCGAAACCAACGTCACGATGGATAGACTCGCAAGAGTGTACATCAAAATGCGGGACAAGCTGGCCCAGCTAACCCGTGAGTACGAAGAAGCCGAGGCAGCGATCAAAGCCCAACAGGCCGATATTGCCGCCGCAATGAAAGACATCATCCAGACGGCTGGAGCCAAGTCGATCAGTACCTCCCACGGAACCGTTACATTGAAGACCAGCACCCGCTACTACGCACAGGACTGGGAAGCGATGTACAAGTTCATCGTGGAGCGCGATGCAGCGTTTCTACTGGAGAAGCGCATTGCCCAAAAGAACATGTCTGACTACCTTGAACAGAACCCCGGCGATGTACCTCCCGGCCTGAACACGATGTCGGAACTGTCCATCTCTGTAACCAAACCACGCAAGTAATTTTTTCAACCAAGGAACCATCATGAGTAACGTAATTGTTTTCAACCCCGGCCAACTCCCTGCCTTTGCTAAAAAGGGCGAACTCTCCGCAACAGCCAAAGCCCTAGCAGGCGGCGCTGGCGCATCTGGCAAACGCATCTCTATCAAGGGCGGCGTGTTCCGCCTCATCGCAGACGGCAAGGAAGTCGCCGCTGTGGAAGAGCGCTATCTGGATGTGGTCATCGTCAACGCCGCTCCGAAGGTGGGCCGCACGTTCTACGCCGGTACGTACGACGAAAATAAAGCTGCTGCACCCGACTGCTGGAGCGTCGATGGCGACAAGCCCGATGCGTCTGTTAAAGCCCCTCAGTGCGCCAACTGCGCCAACTGTCCACAGAACGTCAAGGGCTCCGGTCAAGGCGACTCTCGCGCATGCCGCTACAGTCAGAAGCTGGCTGTGATGCTAGCCAACGACATCGAGGGCGACGTGATGCAGCTCTCTTTGGCCGCGACAAGCATCTTCGGTAAAGCCGAAGGCGAGAACCGCCCACTGCAAGAGCACTCTCGCTGGTTGATCGCCCAAGGCATTGACCCCACGATGCTGATTACACGTCTGAAGTTCGACACCAAGGCCCCCGTACCCAAGCTATTCTTCAAGCCTATGCGCTGGTTGACCGACGACGAGTACGCTGTAACCAAAGGCAAAGGCGAGTCCGAAGACGCTATCAAGGCTATCACCATGTCGGTGTTTGCACAAGACGGCGGCAGTACCGTAGCAGCGCCAGCGGCGTTCGAGGGCAAGCCCCCAGTATCCAAGGCCAAGGTAGTACCCGCACCGCAGGCAGACGAAGAGGACGACGAGCCGCCAGCACCGGCTCCAGTGGTTAAAGCGAAGGCCAAGCCCGCCGCGCTGCCTCCCGAGCCAGAGGACGACGAGCCGGTAGTCAAACCCGCTAAGGTTGCTGCGAAGACTGCAGCGCCTGCAGCCACCGGACTAGCCGCCACACTGGCTGCGTGGGACGACGAGTAATTAAAGGTTTAGGGGTGCGTCACACTTAACCCCGGTTGACGACCGGGGCCCCTTTCTATTTATGACATACCACACCAAAACCCGGATAGCCCTGAAGCGCGCCCCCAGTTCTCTGGGGGTTCGTCTTGGTAGGCTCGCTGTTCGCAAGAACAAATCCGTACAAGACATTGCTACAGCGACAGGCGCATCGAGGGCGACCGTGTATAGCTGGTTCTCCGGCGGTGCAGTGTCCAATGCGTACTGCACCATTGTCACAAACCTAATAGCATCTCTGCAGACCGAATAGGGGCAAGTAATGGATTCACATGACTTCCTCTCGGCAGTGTTGCCGAGACAAGGAAAGTATTGCACCTTCACGATGAAGGGGCCGCTAAGAAAGAACATCTTTGTTGACGATCTGGAGAATCTGTATGAAACCAACGTATCGCTGAGTGAACTAGGCAACAACACCTTCTATGCACTTAGTACTTTCAATGACGAAGGTACCCGGGAGGCCGCACACGCAGAATACACACGCGCGCTATTCGCTGACCTAGACTGCGGCGTTGACGCCAAGACCGGCAAACAGAAATCTTTTGCTAGCAAGAAAGCCGCAGTAACGGCGCTAGCCGAGTTTATGGAAGCCACTAGCCTGTCCGCGCTAGGCATGCCGTGGCTGGTTGACTCCGGCGGTGGTGTGCATGTGTACTGGCCCCTAGACGCCGACACGACGATAGACGAATGGAAGCCCGTGGCCGAGGCATTCAAGCGCGCGGCGCAGCAGCATGGCCTACCCATTGATATGACGGTTACCGCCGACGCAGCGCGAGTACTGCGCATGCCGGGTACGTTGAATTGGAAGTATGAACCCCCTAGGCCCGTGGTGCTGAAGCAGCGCGGCACGTTCTTCTCCCTTGCCGACATTGCACAGACGCTAGCCCCCTACGCCGCCGCACCAAAGAAAGTCAACACAGCACTCACGCTTGCAGGAGTACGCCCACAGGCTGCAGCCATCTCCCCGGTAGCACAAGCCCTCATGGGCAATAGCGTCACGTATTTCAAGAACATAATGGTGCGCACCGCAGCGGGCACTGGATGTGGACAGATTGCAGACTATATCGCTCGTGCAACGGAAGACGGTATGGAGCCCTTGTGGCGCGGTGTATTGTCTATAGCAAAGCCGTGTGCAGACGGCGACAAAGCCGCGCGCAAGCTATCCTCTATGCACCCGTATGACGAAGACCGCATGTACGCTAAGCTGGCCGAGATAAAAGGCCCGTACCCATGCTCCAAATTTGACACCGAGAACCCCGGGATATGCACCCAATGCCCGCACTGGGGCAAAATAACAAACCCCCTCGCACTAGGCCGCGAGATAATGACGCTCACAAGCGCACCACAAGAAGAGACTGCCGACGAGGCGGTACAGGATCAAACGCGTTCCTTACCCACGCCCCCATACGGATTCGAGTACGGGCGCACCAGCGGCGTGTACTACCGCAAGCCTGCGGAGAAGGACGAGGGCGACAAATTGATGTTGCTAGTACCGTTCGACTTCTACATGACGCGCATGATTCGGGACATGGACAGCACCCAAGCCGAGTTCCGCGTGACCAAAGGCGACAAGCAGTTCACGTTCGCCGTACCCACTTCCGAAGTTATCGAGGTGCGTGCATGTCTTAAAGTGCTGGCCAAGAACAACGTCATGGCTGCAAACCCCGGCGTAGATGCATACTTGTATCAGTACGTGCGCCAGAGTATTCAAAATGCCAGCGCCAACGGTGAAGAGATCGTGGTACCCCAGCGCTTCGGATGGCAACCGGACGGTAGCTTCGCCGTGCACGACACCGTGTTCAGCCCTATCTCCGACGACAAGGACTTCAAGTTTGCATCCGACAGGCTGCACAATGTTATTAACGCGACAAAACCCAACGGCTCTTTGGAGAACTGGCGCAAAGTGTTCGAGATGATGCGCCGCAAGGCCGCGACAGACACCGTAGTGTGGGGTCACCTAGCCGCCGCAGGCATCGGCTTCGGCACGATCCTTATGCAGTTCACACCCCACGGCTCTCGCGCAGGGGTATTCCACGCTTGCAGCCCGGGCTCTGGTGCCGGTAAAACCTTTGCGCAGTCTATGGCAACGTCCGTGTGGGGGGAGAATGGTCGGTACATGGTGGCCCCCTCTACGTCAGAAAAAACGATGATGCAGCGCGCAGGCATGCTGGGTAGCTTGATGTTGGGCGTGGACGAGATCACCAGCAAGAATCGTTCGCTGGCAATGGAGTGGTTGCCTAGCTTCATTTTCGACTACGCCGCAGGCATGCACAAGATCAAGGGCAGTGCGTCGAGCAATTCGGAGGTGGCACAGGAGCTGCTGTGGAACGCCATCGCGTTCATATCGTCCAACACCCCCGGGCTTGAAGCCATGATGGGCGCGCGCAAGCATACGTCCGAGGGCGAGGCGCGCAGGCACTTGGAGTGGCAGACCCCTGCCGGGTACGAGCTGAAGTGGACGCCCGAGGAGAACGAGATACGCTCGTTGCTGGAGCACAACACGGGTATTGCAGGCCCGCTATTCGCCAAGTGGTGCGCGCGCAACGTCAACACGGTGCAGTTTGTTATGCAGCAGGTGCTGGAGCACTGGAAGAAAATATCGGGCGCGCGAGACGACGAGCGTTTCTGGACGGCTATGGTGGTGTCCATTGTGGCCGGGTATGTGCTGGCAGGGCGCAAGTATGCAAACATCGTGGACATCCCCGCAACACCGATATTCGAGTTCTTTTTGAAGCTGGTGGTGCGCCAACGCAGGATCATCGCAAGCAACCAACGCTCCGCTACAGACACGCTCAACGCCTACATCGCGGAGTACATGGGCAATTTCATCAAGACCGAGGGAAGCCAAGTCATGCAACACCTCGTGGGCGGCGCGGCTATTCAGCCAAGCAGTGCGAAGTCGCAGGTTCGCGGGCGTGTGGAGTACAACGTGACTCCCGGCCATGTGGACTTCTATATCGAGATGCGCCTGCTCAAGTTGCACTGCGCGGACAGCGGCCTAGGCTACGAGGCGTTTGTGAACCAATTACAGGACAACGTGACCGTAGACACGGTGCGCAAGAACCTGCTGGCCGGAACCAAAGGGCCCGAGATGCGCGTACCTTGCCTGAAGATAACGCGAACCGTCGCGGATGTGGAGGCTACCGAGGAGGCGTATGGCCTCTGAAGAGTTCCACTGGCTCAGGTACAAGGCGGGCGAGTCCTTCTTTGTACCTAGCCTAGACCCGTACCGCACCGCGCTGGCGGGGGTACGTGCGGCGGCGAAGCAGCGTGGGCTGCGTCCGGGCGGCACCGCCCGATACAAGGTGGGCGTCTACAAGGGCTTACTCGGGGTCCTTTTCACGGTACCACGCTAACTCACTCGCCTTTGATCTTTCCGTAGGCTTCGCGGAACGCAGCCGCAGTCTGGATTTTGTACTGGCGTATGTTGTCGAGCATGCGGCGCTTCTCCTCTGGACTCCTGTTAGACGCCCGGATCGCGGTCTCCGCCTTGGACAACTGCCCCATCTTCTGCGTGAAGGCCCCGGCCACGGTAGCGCCCGCGTACTCCTTGGAACGCTCCTGCAAGAGCTGCATAGCCTGTGCCTTTTCGCCCTTCTCTAGCAGTCCGTCCACGGTCTTCTTGAAGGCAGTGAACTCGCCCATCTTCTCGTAGGTATCGTTGATGATGCCGCCTGCGTCGTTAGGCTGGAATACGCCGCCGATCATTGGCCTTGAGGACAGCCGACGTGCTGCCTTCTCTGGGCTGTCGCTGGCTGGCATGAGGGAGTCCACTGCGGCCAGTACGAACA